TTAAAATAAGCTTTCAATGGCTTTCAGTATCTGCTGCTGTGCTTCTTCGCCGATCCCTGCATATGTTCCCGCGATCGCCAGCGTCCCAGCCAGAATAAGCAACATAGATTTCTTGTGCTTTTTCAGAAAGTCTTTCATGATTCTACACTCCTCCTCTCAGTCCCACCGTATTATTACTTCCATCCCACTCAACCTGTAGACAAAAGGCGGCAGCCAACTCACGAGCAGGAGCATAAGCTGATCCATCAATCACCCTTTCATTCAGATCCATCCCGTTCACGCGAACGTCCTTCGTCTGTTCAATCCACTCCACTTTTCCACCAGCGGCATTGGCAACCGCACGGACTGGTAGCATAGAAACGCCTTCCTGCAAAAAGCCCGTTGCTGCGAGTAAAGTACCATTCAGATTGATAGCAACCGGAATCTGCTTAGGCTTATCCACTTTCCCCACAGCTTTTTGCAAAAATTGTGAGTAATTTGTGCGGAACGTTCCCATCGGAAATGCAGGACAGTTTTTCCAAGCGTAGCCGGGGTACTCCTGGTGACCAAGCACCTGCTTCATTGTTGGAATCTGTACCTGCAAGTGCTGGATTAGGCGATTGGCGGCATCAAGTTGCTCAGGCGTCGGTTTCTGTGTCCGGAAGTCTCCGACAAGGCAAATGCCTAGCGCATGACGGTTACTGTTGCCAACATGGTAGGAAATTGCCTCTGGATCGTTGCACCAATAAATCACCCCATCCTTTTGAATCACAAAATGATAGGCAATGCCCGGCCAGCCGTTTGTGTTGACGTGATAGCGTGCGAACGCCTCTGGCGATCCGCTTTTTGTAGCTGAATGATGCATAGCTGCCGATCGGATGTCAGTCAGCTTACGTAGTCCATACCTTAATGTTTTGTGGCGTGGCAAAGAGGCGCGAACGTCAATCACACGCGCGCCTGGTATTGTCATATTCATTTTTATATTTGCTCCTTTCGTGCAGCACGCTCTGTCTTGGCTTTGATCTCCGAACCGACCAAATTTACGACCGACTTCGGTACAGGCCAACCTGCTCGGTGTGCATTCGCTGTGAGGCTATTCCATGTGTGATAGAGTAGACCGAATGTGACTCCATAAAACAGAAATCCGGGCGTGCCCATCACCCGATCCAGCAAATTTGCTACGGCAGGCAGTGCAAAAAGAAATAGCGACCGTGGGATTCGGGATAGGCCATAATCAGACGAGTAGGTATGGTCCTTTTTCGCCGCGGAAATACCGGTTATCCAATCGAGTGAAATCATAAGAAAAAGCACGATTAAAATATCGAACCGACCCGTTCCATAGAGGTACTGAAATATCGGGGTAAGAAACACTCCCACGGTTGCTGCTATCCCGTTTGCTGGCGTCACTACATTCTCTAAACTCTGTAAAAACTTCATTAGCTCATCTTCCTCCTCACCCCCTTGGGGCAATAAAAATAGCACCCAAACGCTGGGTGCCTTCTTCCTATTCCACTTTTCTGCTATACCATCATCTTTCTGTCGTAACGTTTGACCGATTATGCTTCTTTGCTACCTTCCGTAACCATTAAAATTTCGTTCCGTTCCTCTCGTGTGAGGATGCCTTTTTGATAGGCCGCTTCTATATCCGAAGCAGGCCGAAGCTTCCGGTCAAAAAGGTATTTCCATATATAGTGATTGAAACTCATTCTGGAGCACCCCCTATTTGAATTTGGGATATGGCAAGTGCCAACTGATCGGTCAGTGCTTGTTGTTCAGCAAGCCTCATTTGTGTATCTGTTAGAGCCAGCAATAGTAGTTCTTCTTGAGTAAGAGTTGGTGGTGTGCTGGCATTTTGGTCCAGCTCGGCAATCTCTTCTTTTGTCATGTCTAATTCTACTGTTTCACCAGTATCGCAGTCGAATGTGACCTTTTTCATGCAGACTCCCTCCTATTTAATACCATATAGTACAACTCGCGAATCCGCAGTAAATCCTCCACTTGTAGAAAACGTAATGGCCGTGACAGCATCAGTCTTATCGAAGGTTCCTCCAGTAAAGGATGAGCTTCCGGCTACAGCCTTTTGACGTTTCGAAATCTGAGACACTTGGACACTCTTTGCTATGTTTGTATTTGCGTAATCAAATACGAGTAATTCTCCTGTCGAGTAAAATCCAGCATCTGCGTTGGCAGCCGGGATCCTCGCAAAGGCAAACGAATTTTGAGGAGTCGTCGTGTTATACGCCCAATAATCACGGGATGTAACTCCATTAAATTGGATAGTAAAATACGAATCAACTTCGTTGGCCACACTTCGCGCAACGATATAAGCCTTCAGATGACAGTACGTTTGTGGGATGTTCGCAATAGTCGTTTGACCTAACATTTGGACATCAGCGATTTTTACTATGTCGGCCGATCCTTCTATAAGTTCAATTACCTCAGGCGACAGCTTCTCTTTTGTTACAGAGCCGTCTGGGTGGTCTAATGTATCTGCGAAACGATGTTTGTTCAACCCTGTATTAATGCTATCAAAAGCAGAATCTATCGCATCAAAGCTCCTATTAATTTTAGCAGCTCCCGATGACAAGCTATCTGGGAGATTCGGATCCGTCGATATTCGTGCATTTGTTACTGACATCTGAATCACCGTCCTTATGAGGTATGCACCATTAGAGCCCGCGACTTCGGCGTCAATGTTGCTACGGTTGTACTCTGTTTAATCCTGATACGTAGCTTTGTAGAAGTAGCTACCGTCCGCTCGAACTTCAATCGGGTAAACTCTTCATCGATTGGTGTTTGTTCGGTTGCTGATCCCATAGTTGCCCACGATTTACCACCATCGAGGGAATATTCAACAGTTTGTGATGTACCACTTGGTGTGCTCAGCTCTACATAAACAGTGACTTTCGTAAATGGCGCTGTTACTGAAATTTCACGACTCAAATAGATACCATTCTTTTTATACGCCATCGGAATAAGACTCACACTTGACTGGACCACTGGTGACGACCCGGTTGTCTTAAATAGAGCCCGGACATGTACTTTGTTTGTCGGCTGCGTTAACCAGGTCACATCTAGATCATCTAGTGCATACCAATTTCGCTCATCTATGGAATACTGCCATAACAATGCAGCATTTCGTGGTATAAGTTGGCTTGCAGAAAGGACAAGTTGAGTGACTTGATTGGCAGAAACAGGATTGAATTGGAGTTTTGCGTCACTCGTAAATTTGGCTCCGTAAAGCTTAAACTTCAAATCGGAGTCCTGGTGTGCTGTCCATGCCGACCCGTTGGAGCTCGAAAACAGGACACCAACGTCGTAAGGCTGGCGTGAAACGACTTTCTTAGACATCAGGTCCTTCTCACTCATTCGGGCTACATACGCTCTATACTGGCTTGAAGGTGTTAGAAGTACGATTGCATACTCAGTGTTGGCTTGGATCAGTACGGGTTCCGGGAATCTTACCCTCGTTGCTTTGCTGCCGTCGTTTGAAATATTCACTTGGGACTGGTTGATTGCCACAGAGGATAAGATTGTCATGGACGGATAGCCGTTTGCTACTGTACGGAGCTGTACCGTTAAGTCCGCTACCGGGTCTTTTGTTCCGAAGTAAAGCTCAACTGAAGTGACAAACCGTTCTTCCGTGAGCATAAAAGTTTGGGCAAGTGGGTCAGTTAGCCTCCAGGATGGGATCTGCCAGAACGTCTGCTCCACCACCTGCTTCCGACCAATCGCTGTATAAGAGGCTTTCGCTTCATTTTGTTTCGTGGCCATCATTACACCTCATTCCAGAAATAGACCTCGCGGGTTCCTGTGCGGACACCAGCTGGAATTGTAAACTTGCAGGTAAAGCGTCCTTGGGCGTTTGCCTTGATTGTGTTTGGTTGTGTACCTGAAGACGATCCGTTCAAGGGCGTAAGATCAACGGGCACTCCGTCAAATGTAGCTTTGATATTATCACTGTTCGGTTCAAAACCTTCACCGACTACTGTTACCTCCCGTTGCCGTATGAATGGAACTTGTTCATCCATTATGACCTTTGTTTCTGTCCGGGTTGTCCCCGTTGACCTCCAATCAGACCACCATCCCCAAACCGATTGTGTAACTGTAGACGTCTCCACCCAGGTATCATGAGAAGGGGTCAAACGAATTGTGGCAAGATTCCCGAATACTTGGTATGGATTCACGTTCATGGTCTCGGTTGCAAAAGGCTGATCGATCAGCACCTCTTCGGTGTAAGGCAACGTAATCAAACGCTCATGAAACCGAACAGTAGAAGCAGCTTGATTCACTTGCATTTCAATAAAACTATTCTCAACTGGCAATTGCACCGTCTTCTCACGAGGGTTAATCATTGCATTAAAGTCAGGATGGGTAACGTCGGAGCGTTCAAAATTGGTGAAGTTGTCCGTGAAAACACCTTTTTTCACTAGTGACGGATCAGAGTTTTGGGCCTGCCGGTCGAGGTCTGCCACCGCTTGGTTGTACTCTGCTCGTTCCAAACGATCCAGGAGAGAACGCAGCTCGAGCATCGTCAAACGTTTTGGCTTGCGATTGGTTACGACCACAGCATCACTGTTCGGTGGGAGATACAATTCTCCCAATTCCAATACATCCGGTGGAGATGACGGCGGGTAAGGATTCACGTCCGATTGACCGTGGATGATATGGACTTCACCTTGATAAGTGAGATAGTAGACATCTTTCCGTCCTAGATAAAACTCATAGGTCGTCTGGAAAGTTGAATTCGGCACGGGCTTATCACCACTTAGCCACTTTACTGCGTTGTTTTCCAATATCAGGTCTGTGCCAATTACCATTAGTTTTGTATAGCGGTACGTGACTGTATACGACACCCCGCCGGCAGGTTCTGCACCCGCCAATGACCAATCTACGGCATCGCCTGAGAGTTGGAAGTCTGTACCTTTGATATAAGTTGTGCCACCAGCCTGAATTGAAACAATATCGACAACAGGCGTCTTTGGTAAAAGGTCTGAGGTTCCTGCCACATTTCCACGGGTAATTGTCTCTGTCTTCTCAACTGTCGCTGTTACTGTCTGTAAAGCTTTCACAGGCTTTGAATTTAGCGGATAAAAGAATACATTAGACAGATATGTCTTCGTTTCGTTAACCACTACACGGCTATCTAATGCCTTGGGTATGGAAATTCGTAAGGGAACCAACTTATCAATTTGGTACCCAAGAACATAGGCTCTGCCAGCATCGATTACGAGTGTTACGTTTGCAGCATCCCTCGGCTCGATATAACCATCCATGCCTGAGACAAGAAATGAACCATTCGTATCATACGAACGTCTTGCGAGAATGGGCGTGAAACCTTCTAATTCAGGTGGTAGCTTGGATGTTATCAACTCGCCGTTTACCAGCCGATACATATGAGTCGCTTCAGGATCATCAACGACCCATATGGCATTCAATACTGTTCGCTGGGCGCCAGGCATGCCAAAATTAGAAAACCCAACCGCTGGATCAAACAGGGTTGGGTCGTCTTCGTATGTGATTGTTTGTGGATTGACCCGCAACCCAATACTTTCCTCTCCCGTTCCCCTTATCGTCAGTGTTGTTTCCGGTACATCGTGGATGATTCCCCCTAGATATACCCGTGCTGCTGATACGATGACGAGCGTTTTCTCCTTATTAATCAATAACTGCCCGCCCTCTAAGATGTGACCTGAGCCGAAAATTACGTCCCCTATTTGCTTATCCCGATAGAGTGACATCGCCTGCATTTCGTTTAGCTCAGCAGTTTGAACCCGGCGACCGCCGACAAAATCAACAGACTTCCATCTCTTCGATGGATCAAATCGATTGTATACTTCCTTTGCCATCGTTACCCTCCTTACAGCTCCAAGATATACTCAATGCTTTCGCGATGGGTGACTTCCCTTTGCAGAGGCGACTGATTTGTCACAGCTAACAGGAAACCCATATCCTTTACTTCATCCGGTTTGACTACCTGTTTATTAATTGGTAATCCATCTGCCAATGTCGTACCCGCATATACACCAGTTTGTCGGTACGTGCAAATGGGAAACTCATCGTATCTTAGCCAAGCTTGTACATATACCCATCTGCAATCGGCTACCCGCGCTTCGTCCTCATCAATGATACGCCACTTATGACCTTGCTGTTCGATCGTTCCATTTGTATCATCTGGCGTTACAAACCTTACTTGGTCAGCTCGCTTCAACGCCACAATCTCTGTAATCGTCTGCCCATAAGAGACATCTGGAACCTTTTCAGGGTTCTCGGTATTCCACGGAGACGTTTTCCCAACGGCAATAAAAACATTCCTGTCCTTGGCCAGATGAAATGTTTGATACGTTTTCATCCCTTTTACATCGCTTGTTTTTGAAGGCAATTCCTACACCCCCTATATTGTTTTTGTAACCTTTGATTGCTGAACATAAAATACTCCGTCAGCAAATGTTAAATCATCCGAAAAAAATACGTTTGGAGACCACCAACTCTTGCGTTCATGTTTTATGTTTTGCAATGAATGCTGTGTTATCGAAAGAGTTGTATCCTTTTCCTTTCCGCTCAGTTCATCGTCCCAATGGTCAACCGTAAGAATGGCTCCATACCTGTCCACACTAACACCTGCTGATCCTCGTTCATACTCGATCTTGTAAGATAAAGCAATTGAAAACAAGTATCGAAAGCCAGCAAGTCCCATTAACCTGACGATACCCTGTGCGATTCCAAGCGTTTCCGGCGTTGTATAGATGACGGAGGTTAATGGCGCGTATTCCCAGCCGTCAGCCATGCATCCAGATTCGGAAGCAATTAGCCCGTCTTCTGGCATCAGTCGATATGATTCTTGCAGCCCAAATCCTTGTGCAAGAATAGATTCAACCGTCAACCTGCCATTAGCTGCTCTCAGCTTTGCAAGTAGGTCCTCATCATCGGCAGCGTCTAGTTCACGCCTCCAAAGGTCTAATGATTCCTTGTGCATGAGATGAAGAAAAAACGCTTTCCATATGTCGCTATCTGCTGGCAAATAACCGGAAGCCGCACTCATAATCGCACGCATATGCCGGCTTTTTTTATAGTCACTAGATAGCTCCGCCATCAGTGCATTAACCTGATCTTCGTTCATGTAATCGTCACCACCGGATCGATTTGTGCATCTGGCCTTAGTGTAATACTGGATGTCGGCAAAAGGATTTCAGCATCTGTTGCCCCAGCTCCGACCAGCGCCGCAAAGATCTGTGCAAGAAATAAGGTACCTCCAACCCCAATCGAACTGGTATAAGCAAGTATTGCTTGACGTGCTTTTTCTTTGTCTAATCCCCTAACAGCAAACTCAATTTTCACTACTTGTTTACTAACAAGTCGAACAATTACATCCAGACCTGGTGGCTTGCGGCGGTCAATTATCTCTTGAACCTTCTCGAGTAAATCAGGGATTGTGCCACCAACAACTACGTCTACGGTGCCGATCCCTCTTATCAAGTTTAGTGCTGACGCATAGTTTACCCCTGGTATTGATCTAGCCCAGCGCTCATAGTCGGGTAACGCTCCACCGCGCTCAGGATTCCGTTTATGGCGTAATATACGATTGCGCAAATCCTCTGTTGGCTCGTCTTTATCCAGAGGCAATCCATAATCGATTGCCATCAGTTCAAGATATTTTCTCGTCGCAGTTACAGCAAAAGCTTGTTCAATGATCATGCCGCGTTCTTTATGATGTCTGAATAAGGCTAGTGCAATTGGCGCAAGTGCATCGTAAATAATTGAACCTTCACTTCTGTCCAGATCTTCTGGGACGGTAAGAAGCATTTCATATAAAATTTGCTGGAAGGTTGAGCTTTCCAGAAAGCTAAGATCAGTTTCAGACATTGATACTCATCTCCAAAACCCCTTCCTCAGTAATCATCAAAAAGGATATTTTCATGGTGTTACTTACCCACTCAAAAGAGAAACTCTCGCAACGTTCTATCCCATGCAAATATTCTAATGCCTCGCGGACTAATCGCTTAGCCTCTGCCTGCTTCCACGCTCTCGTTCCATCACTCCTAATCACTTCTTTCAGTTCATTCCCATAATCTGAGGAATAAATAGAAAACATATAGCGATCAGTTCGTAATGCTTTTGTGGCTTTTTGGAGTAGTGCCTCTTCTCCATCAATCATGATTGACTTGCCGTCAGGTCGCACGGGAAACTGTCCTGTTTCGAAATCAAACTTATAGGTTCTAAGTACATTTTTAATGGGGCGTAGTTCTTGTGCTGGACTATCATCTGTCACTGGGAAAACCGGAAAAATACTCATGGGCGTTTCACCCTATCTAGGATGTAATAGGCAGAGTCCACAGATAACACGTGTACTTTATCGTTCAATTTCAAAACGTCCTCAAATTGCAGTAACAAATAGTTATGTTTGAACGAAGTAAACGGCGCAGCCAAGTCATCCGTGTCTAAAAAATCTTCCTTTTTCATGTCACCCAGATCACGCTCTGCTTTTTCTTGATGCGTAATCGTGACAATTCGTGTATGTCTAGTCAGATGTTCTAAGACAGTAATAAACTCCTTCCCAATTGGTTCTGTCATACCATCTATCAAGATTTTCAAATCTGGTGGGGGCTTAATGACAGTTGCCAACTCTATCCGTACATCCTTTGGGGGTGGATTTGCCCCGCCAGCTCCTTGTGTTTGATTTGCACCTGAAAGAACTTGAGCAAGCTTTTGAAAGCCATTCACTTTCCATTCACCTCCATCTGCAAATCGAGTTTCATTTCATGGTAACCAGGTCGTATCGTATGGCTGTCGCCGAAAACAGTAAACACCCCTTGCAGTTTCGTGATTTCCTCGTAGACTTCTATTTTTGTCCCGGCAATGACATCATCAATTCCCAAGGATGTGACCAAAGCCTGCTCCTTGACCCGGTTTAGATTCTGTAATTCTTGCTTAGCCACCATGATTTTGTTTCCCCGGTCTTCATCTTGAATTTCTATAACCTTAACAAGATGTCCATACCGTTTAGCGTTGATAGAATCAACTTCATCATGCAGGACAGAAATATATTCACTGTCGCTCCCGACCACTCTTACAACTGTTCTCATGTCTGCAATTGATCGTTTACGTTCAGCGTTTAATAGATTGCTTCCCTGCTGGACTTTCCACTGAATCGTTTGCCCTCGCTGTGTTCCGACATAAATCTTTCCTTGGTCAACCCAGCACCAATACCGAACACCAGTAGAGCGAAATACTTGATTGAGGACGTCTACAACTGCATCCCATACACTCTTTCCACGAATGACTTGTTTTTCCACGGCAGGCATTGCTCCGATACCCCCAACGGGAATGCCATGTTGCGCGAAAATGCGCTTTAGAAGCTGATCGGCAGCTTCACCTGTTGAAACCATAACTACATCGTTATTTAGTAAATAAAAGCCGAAATCATATGCTACTGCATTGATATCTCCTTTTGCTGTCCTCCCTAAGTCAACAATCATCCCTGTGAAAAGTGAGCGAGGAGTGCCAGACAAAAAGGAAATCAACTGTATCAGGTCCCCTTCATCTACATTCACATCAGGCCAAAAGCGGTCCCGTCCATTATTGGTTTTAACAGCCAGAGTACGCTTTGCTTCCTGACGACTCCCAGACCATGTTGCTTCTGAGAAGGGAAGGCGAAGCGCTTGCTTACCCGGCTTTTGGAATCGAACCTCGTAATGAAATTTTGGCAGCATCAGTCTCCCACCTTTCCGCCCAAGATTTCATTGTGAATTATACTTGTCAACCAATGATTCTTTTTCTTCTTTTTTCTTGGTGGCTGACACCTTCGCTTTTCTTGTATCCGGCCGCTTCCCTTTACCTGTTGTTTGGAAAGGAATACTCACCTCAGTACTCTCAATGGTCACGAAACGATACTCTTTCAGTGCCAACTTGAAATCTATGTCAAACCCGTCCCATTCGTAGCTAAAATCACGTATGGTCACTGGAACATTGATAATATCTCGTTCACTTTCTGTTACTGTAAAGCGAATCGGGTAACCCGAATTTTTCCACCGTTTCAAAGTCTCCACAAATTCTTCTGGAGACGGAAAACCATCGTATTCACACAACCCCGGATCATATGTCTCAGGCCAAAACGTAGAAAAAGAATACTCTTCCAAGGTTGATTCCCCGATGATAGTAGATTCCCCAATGGCAACCAGTTCAATATCGATGTAACTATGCCCGATCTTTACTGCTATTTTAGGCGGGATGACAGGAAGACGAAGCTTTTCAACGTTATTGCTCCAGGTTAACCAGAACTCAAGATGTTTGTATTTCACTTATTTCTATATCTCTCCTCTCAACATAAAAAGCACACCCGTTTGAGTGTGCTTCTACTTTATAAATTTAGTAGCCTATTTAAGTGGAAACGTCCAATTTTGATTGACAATTGCTGTAATGGAAAAAATCCAGTAATATAAGTTATATAACTGGATTACACTAAAAATGACCGCAGGTGTTCCAGCACCTACGGCCTATACAACAGACGTTCCCTACATGGGGGCGGCTCAAGGATTAACTAGAGATAGACCTCTCCGGATTTGGACCCAAGGGAGGTCTATTTCTTTTTTGGGAAAGACAGGATCGCTACCACGAGCATTGCGAATGAAATCATCAACGTCAATGCTTGGAACACTGTCACAGGCGTCACCTCCCCCGTTTCCGACATGGGAGATGAGCCGACCACCCTTGAGGAGCCGATTCTGTTGTATATGGAAGATTATAACACGTGGAAGCTTCCGTATGAGAATACATTTCCTCTTATTCAAGTACGATAGAACCTGTACCTGCTAATACGTGTCCTATTTTTTGTGCAAGCAAATCTGCCATCTTCTCACATAGCCTCTCTAATTCTTCCTCAGAATTCTCCAGCGTTGATTGCACAGTCATTTGAAAAGTGGGACGGAAGTCAATATAAAAAGAAGTTGGCTGCTTATTTGGGCTTGTATACTGTGCCTGAGCTCCGCTTGTTATTGAAGGTGTATAACTTGGAACTTGACTAAAAGTGCTATCTAACGCTGCAGCTAATGAATCACCTGAAGCTTCAACACCGATTGCCATAGTTTCAGGAATAGCCATCCCACTAGCTGTTAAGCGAGAAAAAGGACCTAGCTCAGCATCCGAATGCGGTAGGAATTGATCAGCCCACTCAAAAACGCTTGAAAGAGCCTCAGCTACCTTGTCCTTTGCAGACAAAATACCGTCTACGATTGTGGTAATAATCTTTTGTCCACTCTCAAAAAGCCCGCTAATCCATCCGCCAAACCAACCGTCTATCGTAGTAAAAGCATTAAAGAATGTTTCTTTGATGGTATCCCATGCCCCTGACCAATCGCCAGTTAAAAACTGAATAAATGCAGTGAAAAGCCCTTTCCAAAAATCAATCACCATTCCAAAGTAAGCAGAGAGTCCTTCCCAGATTGCAATACCCGCTGATTTTACGCATTCCCACCCTGCTACCAAATAGGCGCTGACCATGTCCCAGTTTTCATAGAGCCACCAGCCAACAGCAATCAATGCAATGACTGCCGCGATTATCAGGAGAATGGGCCATAATGCAGTAATTGACGAGATACCAAAGACACTCATTGCTGCACTTGCCGCTTGTAATCCAACTGTAATTGGTGTCCAAAGTCCGGCCAGCAGTACGATTGGGCCAATTATCATGGCAAGAGCTGCAACCACCATCAAAAATGAAACAGCTACCTTCGTGATAAAAGGATGCTCTTGTGTAAAAGTCCCTATCCCTTTTGCAATCTTTGCAAGCAAGCTAACGATTGGTTTTGCGACATCTAATACGGAGCCTCCTATCGGATAAAGTGCCAACTTCATTTCATTTGCCATCGCTTGCCAGTCATTCGAAACTTGGCCAGCTATTTCTGATGTTTTTCCTGCGAAATCTTCGAGTGGCCCAGCGTTAAACATAGATTTGATAGCATCCCGTCCCGCATCTTCAAACTGTGTTCCAAAAACATTTCCTAAGACTTCGTCTTGCAACTTCTGATCTTTAATAGAAGCTATCCCAGCAGTAATAGCAAAAATTGCTTGCTCAGCCTCTTTGCCACCTGCCTTGATTTGGTCGAGCATTTTGAATAGCTTTTTCTCACCGAAAATTTCCTCAAGAGACCCCAGTGCGTTTTCATCCAGAGCCTTGTTCAATCGAATACCGAACGACTCTTTGAATGCATCACCTAGCTTATCAAAATTCAGAGCACCAGCCTCAGCTCCAGCTACAAACATGCCCATCATTTGCTCTGCACTTAACCCTGCTTCTTTAAATTGCGGCGAATATTCCCAAATGGTATCAAGCAGATCTTCAGCCTTGTCCCCTACCCGTTGATATGCTGCTGTAATCATATCCAACCCTTTAATCGGATCTGTTGCCCATTGTTCTTCCATCATATCCAGAGCTCTAGCAGTGCTTACTTGATCGAGACTACCAAAAGACGCCTTTTCAAGAGAGAGAGCTCCTTCAGCCACTTTCTCAATCTGTTCGTCCGTCCCTTCTAGTAACTGACGCAACCGTCCATAAGCCTCTGCTGCTTCCATTGGCGTCTCTACTAAACCAGTCGCGAAAAGTCCTTTTGCTGACTCGGATATGCTTATCATTTCGTCGTCAGTAGCACCTACATTCGCCTGAAGAATACCAAGAGCTTGATCCATGTCTTGTGCGGCAATAGCAGCGGCCGACAATCCCGCTGTAATTACTGCGCCGCCCGCTGTTGCCAGTCCGCCAATTTCCTCCAAATGTCCTGCCGCAGCTTCGACATGATCCAAAGACTCTGATGCCTGGTCCCCAGCTCTAGCAGCGTCACGTAAGGCGCGCTCTAATCGTGAAATGTCCTGGGTGTCAATATCATCTTCAGCTCGTTGAATACGCTCCAATTCCCGCCTGAGTCGTTCTGCCTCACGTTCAGCATCACTGATCGCATCGTCCAAATCTTCGATTGGTCCAGGGTCAAAATCGTCAAGCAGATCATCCAAGATATCTTCTACATCTTCAGCAGCATCTTCAATATCATCTAAGCCATTCAGAAGTGCTCGGATACTTCGGAGGAGATTGGCTAGCTGTCGAGTCATTTTATCTTGAAATTCTAAAGTGGTCGTCACTGCCATTCGCTATCTCCCCCTTCTCTTGCCGCGCCGTTTTGCTTCTTCCATTTTTCTCGCTTGTTCTGCCTTTTTCTCTATCTCCAAAGCTGTTGAAACAAGTACAAACTGTTTCTCTCGTTCCGGCAAGTTCAGGATTACAGATGGCACCATGCCTTTTTCCTGCCAAATATAAGAATAGAGAGCCAGATCAGGGCTCTCTTTTATGAGTTTTTTACTGCTTCCTCCGCCTCCTCATCTTCAGCGAAATCACTGATTTCAGCGATCGCCTCGAACAACGAGTCGATTTCGTTTGGACGGAAAATGCAAGGGACGACATCGATGGCGGCTATTTTTCCGAACTTCGCGAGCACCTGTTGCGAGTCGATACGGAAGTTGGTACGTTCCGTGTCAATTCCGGCAATTATGATTTCAGCCTTATAGCGAAGGTCATCAAAATCGACTTTACGTTCGGCCTTGCTCTTTTTTCCAGTAACTGATACTTTGATGGCATTCTTGCGAGTTTTGTAATACACATCGCCGGGTACAGAGCGAATCGGCAGCTTCACTTTATTGCGTTTCCAATCCCATTCCCCTTTTTCTTCGGCTTGAGTATTCATCGTCAAAAATTCTTCCATGGTCAAAAATTCACTCATTACACTGCCTCCTCTTTGGCGGTCGCCCCGCATATATTAGATGAATTCGTAATCGTCAACTGTTCCTTCGAGGGATGTATCTTCATCAAGTTCACCGTGGCTCCATTTTGCTAATGACAGTGAGTCAGGACAAAAACCAGTCACTGCAACTCGATACTTACCAGCAACTTTGTCGTCGAGTTCCCCAATGAAATTCACTTTCTTTTCGGGGTTTGCCGCGATTTCCATGATGAGTTGCTGGATATCCGATGTACGTTCAAACGTAGCTGTCATGCTAACGGATGATGCAAGCACACGATGTCTTTTACGTAGCTGCCCAGCCCTCTTACTTTCTCCCTTCTCAAATTCCTCAGAGAGCTCGAAGCCAATGCACTCGGGAAGTTCCCTTCCATTTTGGTCGTAAAAATGCCCATGGGTACCAGAATACGTTTCTTTCATGCTGTATCACCTCACTTCGCTTTGTTGTAGATATAAATTTTTTCGAGTGCATCTTGATGGCGGAAGCCAGCAATGAAATGACCAGCATTACGCGCAGGTGTGTAAATCGGGTCCTCCCCGTGATACTCCGGGTCTTCGATAAACTCATAATCATTCGCGATCACTTCCAGCGTGGCAAGGGGTCTGAAAACCTCTTGCTTCATCATCTGGCAAAAGGCAGCGCGGCGGGCAGGACTGTTGCTGTTTGGCTGCTGACGAATCCACTCCTTTCCTGCTTCCTCTTCTGCATGGAGAATCGTGTGAAAGGTGTCAGCCACCCTAATCTTGCCGTAGTCTTTTGACTGATCAGGCCCCGGAATAGTCAAGGTATTTACAGGCTCCTGGATGATAACCCGCCTATTGTCCATGTTTAGCATGAGTACACCCGCTTGCACCATTTCGATTAAGTCCGTATCCGGGTCCCACTCATGCGTTAAAGATTCGAATGGCGTAATGTACAATGCCATCGTGTAATTAAGGGGCAGCGAAGCCATCAGGGATGCAATGTAAATTGCCATTTTTGAACTCGCATAGGTGTTCCCTTTCCAACGTGCTCCACTTCCTACATTGACAACAGCCATGTGGTTCACATCGGTAGATGCCTTCATGATCGTTTGCTTGTTTTTATCCCTTGTTTCATCGCCACCGAAAACAAACTTGATGTAATTACCCACCACGTTTTGTTGTTTAGTCCAGTCTTCTGCTGCCGCATTTAGGGCAGGATCAGCAATCCCAAGAGTAAATACACTATACTTGCCTTTTTGAGTAGCCAGCGCGCTTTGATAAGCGGTGTATTTTGTCGCCTCTATGCTTGTTCCGCTGTTACCCCCAGTCAGGCTTACACCTGCCGTTGCTTCGGGAAGCGTATCAGCTATCTTTTTCAAGACCACGAACTCACTGTCTTTGAAAGCTAACACCAATTCATCCACCGTTTTCGCTGCCCGACTGTCCACCAGCTCCGCTCCCCGATAGATCAGCAACTCTGTTTTGGTAGCATCCAACAAGTTTGGCTGCACTACGACTTTCAAATTGTTGCCTGCCTCGCCTTTGTACTTGGCTTCCACAAGTAGTACGTCAGTTGCATTACTCTTCAAAGTAACACTTGCAACGGCCGCATTATCCCCTGCCACGCGGTACAGCAGTACCTCCGTTGGATAAGGGTTAGCTGCCCAAATCAAATTAAACGCTTCTGTGACTCCGAAGATTTTCTCAGCGGAGGCCTTGGTTCGGACTGTTACAAATTCCCCGATTGGGCCCCAATCCGCGACGATTGGTAATGCAAGCTTTCCGCGATTGCCGATTGTTGTTTGCTCTTTGATGAATGACTTCAAAAAGGAGTAGACACCGGATAAGACTTTGTTTTCCCCTAGTTGATATTGTCCTGCCATTTACTTCACCGTCCTTTCCTTGAATTTCTTCACGAATTCCTCTGCCTGATCAACTGTCATCTCGTCTGGGGCATCAAAAAAGGTAGCAATTGCTTCGGTTCGGTTTAACCCGAACTTTTGCTCTGCTACCTTCAAGATTTGCTCTTTTTTATAAGTTGGTTTTTCTTGCTCCTGTTTGCGAGACATGAGGTTTGCCTCCTTTCCTCAATGATTCATCGTAACGTCTATGAATCACTTCTAACGGGTCGTAAACCACCGGGGTATAAGGGATATAAACGGTGTATTTCAGCTCAAATGATCGATCTAGGTTATCGGGCTTGCTCATGGTCAAACGACATTCTCGTAAATACTCTACCTGTTGCCTGTTAGGGCCGTAGAGTGGAAGAGTCCATCGACGATCTGCAAGGTCTTGCCTGACAGCCAAAGATAACCTCGTAAGTTGCTCTATATCCTTTGCAATCAGAACAAAGTTCATCGTCCCTTTTTCTCGGTAGGCATCAGCACGCCGTGGCTCCGAAATACGAAATGGCTCTTCTACAAACCACATGGGCCGTTTAAAGTCCTTGGGTACAGACAGGTTCTCTGTTTGGATACCTGTCAGAGAAAATAGCCAGTGTCGTACAGACAGCATATCATCACCCATCAGGAAACAGCCTCCTTGCTAAATCATCTAGCTCTTCTTTTACCAACTCGTCCATGATTGACTCGACCTCTGCTACCGATCTTGCAAAATAGTGAACACCGGGAACGCGCTTCCCTTTCAATACCATGCCGTCTGGATGATCAGGGACATAGATAAATTTTTCTCGATCCCAGTATCCCGGCACAAATTGCCCTTCCCTCTGAGTAAACCCTTCTTCCACGTAGCGTGCATACGATAGGTTGGTACCTACAGTGATTTCAGCTCGTAATCCACCCAGCACCAAGTCAAAGATATTTTTCCTGTTACCAATAATCAGTGAGGCGCGAAGAATCCCGTCCCGTACAGGAACCCTATCTTGAGCTCCCCGCAACACCTGCATACCTGCCATTCGGGCAACCCGATCCATAGAAACCTGTACTTCGCGTTTGTGATGCTTTTTCAAGCGTTTATACATACGCTCCAGGTCTCTCTTATCTACCTTTGCCATCAGATTTCCGGTTCCTCTCCCGTGACAGGATCGATCATTGTAATCACTACTTCGTAATGATGCAAGCTTTCAGCGCCATAGACCGGATATGATAATCCCGTTTTATACAGGTTGCCAGCATATTCAGGCTGTTCTATTTGGATTCGCATACCCGCTTTTAAATTTGCGTACAAGGTGTGCATGAGAAAGTCCTGAGGCGTAGTCTGTCGCCCCGTAAGCTTCTGAATGCGACCGGGGGAACCGGACACCCTGCAAGGCACTTTCTGAACAACAGGAAGCCATTCTGTGCGGTCTTTTCCCCCAGTGAAAGGGTCAGGTTCCCCCCCGACATCCAGAAGGGTAAAAGAGTGGCACAGAAGCCGCTTATATTCGGTTAGATCATCCACAGCTTCTGCCCCCTGTTCTTCCGATATTTGTTGAGGATACCTTCGACTTTAGGGTCATTGCTCACATAGGAAAACGTCTCCTGATAATCCCCTTGCTTGGTACTGCTCAATCGTCGATCTTGGGCCATGTCTTTGACCACCATTGCAACGGCCAGTTTCAATTCGAGAGGAACAGGATCAGGTACCGTCACCTGTCCCTCTACATAAACATTCGCCCGTAGAATGACTGGACCAAGACGACTCGGTTCCCACGATGCAAATTCAGCATAAAAACCGATCAGCTCATTACTTGTCAGAATTGCCATCGGTATTCACCGGCGTCTCATCATCTGCAACAGGGTCATCTTCCAGCTTGTATCCCAATGGTTCGTACACTACTTCAAATGCTTTCCGCGTCACTTTAATTTTTTTCTTCTCCTTGCCACCAGTGATTGTCAGCATATCATTTGGTTTTTTCATGAACGATTGCTCCTTTCAATAATTAAGGTGTAGGTACAAATCCGGTAGGACGCAGGACAGCAAATGCCCCTTCTTTGATTACAAGGAACGCAACTTGGAACGTAGCTTTCAATGCAACCATGTCTTGCTCAGCAAGAGAAAGAGGCTTCCCATCTGCTCCAGTAATGGAGTGAAGAGTCGCCTCACGTAAGATTTCATACTCGATATTTTTCAGAATGCCTGTCTTGGCCTTTTTGAAGTCACCAGCAATCAGGTCAGCTTTTGTTTTGTCCCAAGCACCGTTTCTGCAGTACTCAATCGGCAGCGAATACAGTGAATCCTCAGCTACTCCTTCACGTACAGAAGAAAGGTAAAGAGGATCACCTTGGCTATTTTTCAATCCGCGCAAGGATGTCTTCAATCCGGTATGCCCAGTAAACGCTCGTGGCTCTTGGTCATCAGCTTCAATCAGTGCCATGACATTGTTTACATCATCGGCCAGATTTTGACCCGCGACAGAACCGCGAGTAAAGCTGTTCCCTACATTGATAGCTGCCCCCAAGATGTTAGAGGTAAACGGTGACTCCGTCCCCATGATCGTAGCTGCATCCAATTTAGTATGGAATGCTTCAACAATATACGGCTTTAGTTCTTCAAACACATCGATTCGTGAGCGATCCAGCGCTTCCTTTGTCATTGGAATGATGACAGCCAGCTTCTTAGCGGTCAATGTAACCTGTGTCCAGGAAGCTGTCGAGGTTTTGATACGTTCTCCCTCCCCTACCCAGTAAGCTCCAGGCTTATCCAGAAATACTGGAATCTTTTTTGTTGCTGTTGTCATTGGTTCCAGTTCAGAAAGCTTCAAAATAGCCGAACCGCGGACTACATCCTTGATGATCTCTTGTGATGTCTCTTCCGGAATCAATCCGCTAAGACTGCTGCTGAACGTTACTCCCTCATTGAATCTTTGCAAATCGAAATGAAGTGGTGCTTGCTTTACCAGTACCATGCTCTTCATGAATGATTGCCCCCTTTTAGATGCGCTGTAATTTGCGTAGGTCTGAGATATTTGGAATGGTAGACTTTTGATTGGCTGGTGGCTTTGCTCCAGGAGTAGTTCCCCGCGGTGTTTCATCTGCCTTCAACCATGGTTTAGAAGTGATTAACTCAGTAACATGTTTGTCGAGGTTTTTAACCTTGCCTGCATCCGTCACCTCGACCTTAGAAAGATCAGCCAGACGAATGGCATCGGTCAGTTTATCCGGGTCGACCCCTTGTTTGATTGCCTCCAAGGTGAAGGCATTTTCAATGCGGAGAGATTGGATGGTGCCATTGGCGTTTTTCAGGTCGGTTTCCCGCTCAGCCAGCTTTTGTTCCGCAGTTTTTTCAGCCTCTTGCTTTTGCTTATGGGAATCAACAATCCCTTTCAGATCGTCAGCTTTCTCAATGCCCAAGCCTTTGAGGAAATCACTGACTGCTCCTTGTATGGCGGAATCGTATTCCTCTTTTGAGGAGAAAGCTACTGCAGGTTTACTTTCCCCGCCCTTATCGCCTCCTGCAGGTGCTTGACCACCTCCCCCATTTGCACCTGAAGCTGCTCCGGTACCACCACCGTTATCCCCTGCCTGTCCACCTTGGCCACCTCCATTCCCTCCATCACCAGCAACACCGCCTCCGTCGTTAAATCGTTGCATCCTAAAGGTCCAGTTTGATTGGAGCTTTTTCATTTGGTTCCTTCCCCTTCCTCGTTTTGAATTTTAAGTGAAACATGTTCAGGATATTGCTGTGCTATTGCTTGAATCCCCAGCAACGCGGTTTGCATGATGGTAGAAACCCCGGCGCAAACAATGTCCTTTCCATGCTCGGCATAATTCGCATGACCAACGGCATGGATTTTCATTTCACCGTTGTCCAGAAATGCTTGAATCTTGATCACATCGATCTCGCCTCCTTTCAGGCAATAAAAAAACAACACGGTTTATCGTGCTGTTACGCTGCCAATCCTTTTTTGTCAGCCCACTCTTTAAAAGTGCGCGCAGAGGTGTATCCTCTCTCCTGATCAATACGATAAGCACGCTGTCGTTCCAATTTCTCCAAGACCTTAGATTTGAGTACAGGCCGCCAATACGATCGGCAATTTGGATGATTAGGTATGCGTTCACCCTCACGCCCTGGATTGTCGGCTGTATCATAATCAAGCGGATATCTTTTGCCGTCCAGCTTGCGGCACTCAGAAGAAGTCCGCTTGTCCAGCGTGGCACAAAATTCCTTTTCACTTACAATATCTGAATTGGCTTGATAAGCCATCGTTTGCCCTTGAGCAGCAGCCCGGTTTAGTTCTGTACGAGCAAGGCGTTGGGCGCTTGACCAACTCTCTGATGTCCTTTTCGTAATCTCCTTAGCTGTTCGGGTCACACCCCATCCCTGAGTTGCACCCTGAGTAATTACATCTTCCATGGCTGCCGCCAACAGGTCAGTACGCATGCGAATCCGTTTGGAAAAATGCCTGCCTTTCCATGGTCGCTCCAATGCAGCAATTACCATCCCGGTATTGATCTGTGGAAGTCGAACCTCGACTTGTGCATCCTGTTCAAGAAAATAGAGATGATGGAACAGGCTGAGCTTGTACTCTTCCGCCCATGTAATTCTTAGCTGCTGCTCTTCTTCCATGCGGAGAGTGTGCAAGATGGTCTTTATGCTTGTCATGATAAGGTCGAGGCGTGCAGCATTATAAATCAAGGACACTAGCTCTTCTCCGCTTTCAGCAAATCGGGCGTAGAGGTCAGTGATTTCTTGTACAATGCTTTTATTAGCTTTGGAGAACAGCTTTTTTAATTTAACTCCATGCTTTTCGATTCTCGTTTCAAGTTCCTCGTGGTAACGTTCCTCTCTGCTCATGCAGCGTCACCTTCTGAATTCTTTTCATCGCCTGGGGGCGTGTCATCATCTACCGGCTCCTTATCTTCCAATGCATCCGGGTCAAGTATCTTCATTCTGTGTTCGGCCTCTTCGTCTTGTTCTTTCAGCAGTTTTTCACGAGATGCCCGCGGATCATCCACAAACGGTAGCAGCGCCAGCCTTTCCTCATGGGACAACTGACCAACCAGTTTCGTCACGATCTCCACCATTTCCACCACATTCACTGGCATGTTCTTACTGAATTTCACATCGACAGCTTGGTAATCCCACTGCTTTCTATATTTCTGATTCAGCATCCCAGTAAGAATACGAATTCGATTACGAAACCCTTTTCCGTACTGGCGCATCTTTATACCCGCCTTAATGTCGGCATGATAAAATATGATCTTCAATGCAATTCCGGACGGAGCTGTCCCCACTTGGTCAGGTCGCAGGTGAGGTGTTCCGGTTTGATCAAGCAGCGTTTCAATCAACCGATTTATGGTATTTTCCTCATGAGTGTCCTGAAGATCCCAAGTAACTGGAACAGCTTTTTTCCCTACAAGAATTTGAGAAGTAGACCACATCTTAGCGAGATACTGTTTTTTCTTCTCTACATCTGTGATGAGTTCTCCCTCTGCGTCATACAGGAGTAGATCATCAAGGTCCAAATCTTCAAAAATGACTTTTGGATTCTTGAAATATTCCTGCACATCTACTTTACCAGTGACAGCCTTGTTAATCGCGTCCATAAGCTGCTTCAGGTCTGAAAGATCGCCCATCCCCTCAACCATCCCATCATCGCGGTTTTGCTGATGTTTTCGACGCCGATTGACGTAGTGCGTCCAAGGGACAACGGGCTTCTGCTGAAACTTACCATCTTGGTCCTTTACACGGACAGTGATGTTATGCGAGACGGGATTCTGTTCCCTGCTCATATCCAGAACAAAGTTAGTCCCTTCTTGTCGGAGGTAAGTAATCTCGCTTTCATCGTATACTTCAACCAACATAGTCTTGGTGTTTCTGCTAACATCCGTCATCGTATAGTACCGAATAACCGCAATCAGCTTGGCTTTAACTGTCGTGTCATATACAGCGATACACTCATCTGCTTTGAACTCAGTAATGCAAATCTGTCCATCCTCGTCAAAGTAGTAGTATTCGAATACCTCACCATCGATCGAACCGTCCTCGATAATATCGTAAGACAAGCTCTCTTCATCGTTATCCATCAGGACAGCCTGCAGCTTTTTAACGTAATCTTCCACGTCTGCTCCTGCCTCATTGGAAGAATAGCGAATTGGGTTACTAGCAATGTATGAAGTACCGAAGTCGATAATTTTCCGAGCAAAATTTAAGACGATTTTGTTATTCGGCTTGCCCTTTTCCTCTTGTTTGTGGAGAATGTCCTGGTCTCCATCGACATACCTTCGTATGAGCGAGTAGTCCTTCGTCTGATGCTTTTTTATCAGGTCTGATACCCACCGCCACGAATTGTTTGCTTTGTTCTCTTCATAAAACTGCTCCAAGAGCATTGTTTGCATGATTTTTCACCCCCTTCATTTTTCTCATGAGTCTTTTTCAGGTATTTTCCAAGGGATAACTTTGAAACGACTGATAAGAAACTGGCGGAACACTTTGCTGTTCCAAACCAGATATCGCAATGAATCCATTGCATGGTCATTTTCTTTTAATGGCACCTCAGCACTATCACCAGTAGTACCCTCTGGATAACGATAGTTGGTCAACTCTTGGATGACTTCCTTCAAGTGATCAGAAATGAAAATGTTTGGCCTGCCGTTGTCACTCTTCACTTTGAACAGAATGGAGACAGCCCGTATCCCTTCTTTCAAGTGCTTCTGTGCTGCCCTGGCTGGCAAACCATTGGTCAGGTACGTCTTTATGTTGCTGGCGTTCTCTGAGTCGCACCAAAACAACTTGATCTTCCATTTCTTCATGAGTTCCTTGTCTTGAGCCACCCAGCAATCTGAGCTGCCGGGAACAAGAATCTCCATCTGAGCCTTGTAGATGGCATCAACAATCCATAGCTCTCCGTTGGCTGTCATTGCCCCGACGAGAGTAACACCAGGGTTCGTAAAGCCCCAATCCTTGCCCGCCTCAATGTGAACAAAATGTCCGTCTTTGAACTTCTGCTCGCAAAGCGCGCGCGGTACAACATGTATCGAACGGTCAAATTCCTCATAGACCTGCCCAAAAAACACATCGAACCGGGCGAATATCTCCCGGTCAACATATCGTTTGGGCATGGTTTCAATCATACGCTGAATATTCTTTTGCAACTCTGGTAATGGATTGTCCTTACTCGTCCAGTAAAAATTGCACCATTCAGGGTCATTACGATATTCGTCCAGTTGACCGCCTGCCTGCGTGTGCTGCCCGTTCAATACGATGTCATGATAAAACCAGTTCATTCCCTCTGGCGTAGTCGTCCAAACGCTCCAGCCGCCTTTATCAGCGAGAGCATAAGAGAGATATCCGCTCCAAGTCTGCTCCTTCATCTTGGAAGCCTCATCAAGCCACACGCCGTCCAGTCCTTTACCGACTAACGTCTTCGGGTTGTCGGCAGATTTAAACTGAATGAGAATGTACCCTTTCAGCCACACCCGATTCTTGGATAAATCCCAACTCTCGATCATTTCCTCTGGAATGACCGCTCCCAGCTCTTCCTGCTGAATCTCTGACATGGAATAGGTCGGAGACACACACCAGTATTCAAGCCTTGGCTTAGGCTTCTTCATCACTTTCAGATTGCGAGGGGGCTTGTATGGCAAACCTTTGTCTGCCTCAATATCTGATAGGATTTTATCGAAAAACTTCCGCGCTCCCACGTTCGTTTTCCCACCGCGACGCCCGCAGTTCATGACTACGTTTCGGGCATCACATTCCATAACTTCAATTTGTTTTTCATGAGGTGTCCAATCCTCGAATGGATCGAGGTCAAGTTCCAGACTTGTCACGGGACCACCTCCGGACGGTGATCTGTTTCTCAGGACCGCCGCCATTGCTCAACAACTGAGCTTTGAGCTGTATTGCCTTCAATTTTTTGTCTTGGACTCTTGTCAGTGCTTCTTCAACCGCAAGGATATCTTCAATCGCTCGATACTCTGTCTCTTCAATTTCCGTTGTGACCAATTCGTTTCGAGAAAGCACTACCGTCTTCGATTGTCCAGATTTATCGTCATGAACCTGCACTGGTTCTTTTGTGGCGACTCTTTGTTGAAGGACACGCCGCTGCTTTTCTGTTAGCCCATCCTTCAGGTTACGAATGCTTAGCATCATTTCTCGCTCACGCCATGTAAACAAACGGATTTCTTCATCCGCCTGCTGCACTGGATCAAGGTTGATCCTATCAAGCACCTCTGCTTGCTCTGGAGTCAAGGCATCCATCCAAATCGACTGGAATTCGCCTGTCTTGACTGCATTGGTATTACGCTTGGGTGCGCCGCCTCCAGCACCGTGGAAACGGCACACATCCCAGCCGGGCTTTGCCCAGTTATTGCACTGTTGGTCCCTTTGCTTGCTCTTTGCCTTGCATCTTTGCTTTGCGGGATTTCTCGCCATCTACATGACCACCACCTCACCGCTTCATGGGGTTGTTTTTAAGGATAGAAAAAAGCACTCTTTATGAGTGCCCATTGTTTATCAGTCTGTAATATTTAACATTTCACTTACTACTCTTAAAAAATGACTACTTAAAAAAATAAAAGTCCAAATTGAAGCTAAAAATGGGATTATATTTACCCATGACAATACATATGAAAACGACCCCATATAAAGCCACAGACTCATTACAATAAAGTAGATGAACGCTGTTATCATGCCAAAAAGGTCCTTCTTATGTTGAGCAAACTTTCCGGCATGTTTAAGGGTTGCCGCTATTGCTGCAACAAAAGCAGCATACCCCAAGGCAATTGTGACATATATCTGAGACAGGCTTTTAGTTAGATCACTCCATTTACTTAATGTATATACGTCTTCACTTATAGCGTAAATCATGCCAGTTATCATTACTACGACCAATATAATCATTATAGATGTTGATAAGAACCTGTTCATTAATGTCCCCCTCCTGATATTCAGAAATTCTACATCAGAAGATTAACTCCTTTTGATTCTGCCTCAAAAGCAATCATGCTATCTACCTAACGAGTTTTTTCAAAAAGGAAAAGACACCCTATTCAGCGTCCCCTGAATTAACCACTACTCCTTCAGCTCTTAGCGCTGTGGAGCCTCTTAATTCAGCACTACCTTCTACAGTCATACTGAGGTGCTTTTGAATACCGGATAACTTATCTGGAAGATTGTAGACGTAGTCAAGAATAACATGTGTAAATTTGATCATCGAGCTGATTAAGTCGTCCGAGAATTCTCTTTCATCCCCGTGGGCCGCCTCATTTCCTAGTTCTCTAAGAACAGACGCCATTTCATTTACAATAGGTGGAAGAACCCCTTTATCTGACAAATCCTTTAATTTATGATAAAGGTCCTTACCACTTGCCTGTTTTTCTTTACACATCATTTCAAGGGTCCGACGAATACCAATTGCACATAATGTTGCCTCAACATTCTTAATTCGTAAAGCAGCTTCGAATGACTTCCTTACTTTTTCAGGTATTCCACTGTCATCAATAGACACGTTAGGATAAAGTATTGATTCTCTTGGAATTACACTATAATCTTGTGGATCCCGTTCTTCAGTATTTTTTGAAGTTTTAAGGAGCGTTACATTGTCACATACTGGACAGAGATATAAGTCCCAATCCGTATAAAATGTAATAGAATATAGCTCTTCAAACCCCAAAAAGTTTTCTGTCTCGTGTCTATCAAAATGGGCAATCTGCCTCATTTGTGTTTTGTTGCCACAATGGTAACAGACAAGAACATGGTAAACTTCTTCTTCGTTCACGTTCAACACATCCTCTCTGTTACATTTTTCGCTATTTATTTCATTTTTCCTACCTCTACCATTGTTATAATTCATCTTTCTGCAATTCGATATCAAGCTCTATCAGCTTCTTCAAATCATCAACCGTTTTAATTTCTATATCACCTGACTGAAAGTCTTTCACCCACTTTCCGATTGCTGCTTTTACGACTTTTCTATATTGGACTTTTGTATCCAGAATTCCCTCCATCACTTCGATCTCGTGCTGAAGAAGTAGGTTTTCCGAATCGGAATCAGAACATTTGTTTCTGTTTTTCATTGTGACACCCTCGGCTTTCCTGTAAAATGGAAGACGAGATAGCGAGTGATGATGACTACTGCGGCCGCAGGTATCGCTATCTCAGCCGGGGTGACTCGGGTGCTTAGGGGGACGTTGACGCGTCTCCCTTTTGCTATTTTAAGCAGCTTCTCCAAGTCTTCTTATGAGTACAGGTTCAATGCCTGTTGCTTCTAAGAACCTCCTCTTGATGACATCACAGAATTTTGGATCAAGTTCCATGGTTCTACAGATACGCCCCATTTGTTCGCAAGTCATGAGTGTTGAGCCGCTACCGCCGAAGAGATCTACAACGATGTCATTCTTCTGACTACTGTTACTTATCGGTATTGCCAACAATTCGAGTGGCTTTTGGGTAGGATGAACGTACTTGCTGACGTCACCACGTGAGACCTCCCAGACTGAATTTGGCTCTTGTTGCTCACCTAGTAGACCACCAGACCGCCACACAGTAGTCTGCTTGCGATCGCCGTACCATGCCGGAGCTTGTCCTTTCAAATGCGCATAGAATACTGGTTCATGTTTGAACTTGTACTGAGCAAATCCAAAGGTAGCTGCGTTCTTTACCCATACACATTGCGTACGTACCACAATGCCTGCTTCGTTCATTTTCGTTTCAAACTCACGTTGATAGCTGGACGGATGGAATACGTAAATAGCCGCTTTGTCATCCATTAGGTCCGAATAGTTTTGAAATGTGTACCCTAGAAACTCCTCAAATTGCTCCATTGGCATATCATCGTTCATGATGCTCGCCCTACCATCTGCAGCAAGCTCTGAAGAATCACTCTTGAATGCAACGTTATAGGGCGGGTCAGTTACAACGAGGGCTGCCTTTACTCCATCCATGAGAACTTGGACATCATGTCGACTGGTAGAATCTCCACACATCAGTAGATGCCTTCCTAGTCGCCATATATCTCCCTGCTTTGTCTCGGGCTCCTGGATCTCATCTAAAGCCTGCTGAACGTCGAAATCATCGTCAACGACCGGTTCCTCTACATGGATATCTAGGTATTCACTAAGTAGTTCCGTGACTTCTTCATTTTCAAAACCAGACAGTGAGATATCCAAATCACTTTCCTGTAGCTCAGCAAGTACATAGGCCAGTTTTTCCTCATCCCAGTCCCCCCTGATTTTGTTCAGCGCCAGATTGAGTGCTTTTTCCCGAGTATGATCCAGATCAACGACTGAGACCTCAACCTCTTTGGCCTGCTGTTCGTTTATAAGAATTTTAAAACGCTGATGGCCACCAACGAGGTTTCCTGTTCGTTCATTCCAGACAAGCGGCTCAACATAGCCAAATTCCTCGATGGACCGTTTCAGCTTTTCGTACTCAGGTTCACCCGGCTTCAGGTCGATCCGTGGATTATACTCTGCAGCTCTTATCATAGAGACTGGAATTTTCCGTATGTCCATGCTATTCAGTCCTTTCCTAAGACACAGTAAGAATGAAAAAACCAGCCTTAGCGAGTGACAGCTTTCTGAGCCGTCGCTTTGCCTTTTGGCTGGATTTGATCTTCACGAATTTTGAGCTGCAACCTATTGGACGAAATACTTTTTCAATCTCGTCCGACCGGCGAAGCACTTCCTCCGTGTAGTATATTTCTCCTGTCGCTGAGTCAACAAACTGGCGCACTACATTTCACCCACCTCCAAGAAAAAACCGCTTAGATCGTATTGATTTTGAACTTTTTTGATTTTGCAATTACTTCAGTAATAACAGTCTCTGGGGGAATAGTGCCAAAGGCTTCAAGACAATGTTTTCTTAGTATTTCTCTAAGTTCTTTAGTATTAATGAGTGGATCTTCTGAAAAATAAAGCTTAGCTATATTTAACAATTCACTCCTAATTAAATACATCCTACTTTCTTCGGCCCACTGAATAATAGGCGTATCGGTAATGATCTCTTGAATTTTTTCTTTTGATATAGGCCCATCTTGTTTTGATATCTGATTAATAACTTCTTCTCGCCACTTTTCATTTTTATCTATCATTTCCCTTAGACTTACTGACATCTCCGTTATATTTTTTATTTCAGTTTGATATTGCTGTATTACCGACTTTACTTCAGCAACAGAACTTTGAAGATCGTCAGCAGTTTCATTTAATTCAACTATATTTTTTCTTTGTCCAGCAACGTCAATTAAAGTAATAACAATTGCAACCACTGCTAAAACGATCGACACCATTGTAGAAGCGAAGCTTAAATTCTCTCCTGCTCTTTGTGAATCTCCTAATACCAAAGTAATGATAAAAACAACAAGCGCGATAAACATCGCGATTATCCAAAGCAAATTTGTTTTCACGAGACTCTTGAAGTATTTTAATTCTTTTTGACTGTCGTTCGATTCCATCGTATCTCCTCCTATTTCTACAGATTTCGTCAAAATGAAGTTTTTTCCTGTTACTTTTTAACTAAAAACCCACTTTCTCCGGCAGGGATCTCCGCCGCGAGTCAATCCTTACGCCTATTGCGGTCACAGACTTTCGGAGGCGGTGCAGAACAATCAGTAAGCATTTGCCCCTGCTTACCGGAAAAAAGCCTCTACAACTCTTGGGGCAGGATCGGCGTATTCGAATATGAGACATACTGGACAAGGTACTAGGCACTAAACCGTCGCTAATTGAGTTTGTTTTGCAAAAGAAAAAGCTACCCAGCCGAAGCCAAGTAGCTCATTCACAATTTTTCATGCTCTCATAATAACAGGGATTAAGCCTAGTTTTGGTATAAGAAAGGTTCAGATTTTGTACGAAAAATGCCCAATAGAATCTTACTTCGATAATTCTATACTTCCATTTCTCTTGTTAATGTGTTATAAGTATTTTCTCTTTCTTGATCTATTATCTCAAATTCAATTACATCGTAAAGACTAATCACAGGGTGGGTTTCAAAAAACTTTTTAATTTTTGCAAAACTCGTTTTTATTGGTCTCGAAAATACGACTAATATTGCTATCCACTCTTGTCGTTCACTTATTTTATGAACCTCAATAAACTGATTTGGATAAACATCACTTAAGTTATCTTTAAAGTCCTTCAAAGCAATATTGGTAAAAGTCTTGGATTTTAATTTAATTACTGCCCCATATTCCTTGGAATATTCAACTAATGAGGTTTGTTTTATTTCTCTCGGTTTAAAAGACCGTGAGTATTTATTTCTAATTTTCTCTACACTATCTTCTTCTAAAGCAATTATTTTCGATTTCTTAATGTCTTCAACTACTTGTTCAATATTTGTTTCACTCTTATCAATTTCAAGGTACTGATTAGCGAATTTTACGAATTGCTCACTGTTATACATGTAGAATTTCAATCCATTAGTTTTTCTTTTGAACTCATGGATTAATTCAGGTTGTGGACCAATAGTCTCTCCTTTGTGTTCTTGCCACCAGTCAATTTTATTGTCATCAGTTATTAAAATTACTGGTTTATTTATCTCTTTTGCCTTATCGATAATTTGATACCAAAATACTAAATCACCATATTGATCCTGATATAGAATTCCATCATGATATTTTGTATGATCCTTTTTCTTTTTAGCATCTTCATATCCAGGAGGAACCTTTAGATCGTACCTTTTTTCCCCATCCTTATAAATTTCCTCCAACTTTTCGCTATCGTATGCCTCACCAATTTTCCCTTCAAAAAGTGTTAATAATGCATTACTTAATTCTACTAAGTCAGGATGAGTTTCTTTTTGTTCTACCAAATCTTGGGATACCTCGTTGATACCCTTCTTTAATTTGTCTACCAATACTTCAACTTTTAAATTTGTATGTCTTGAATATTGATTCAATTTGTTTTCTATTTCACCCAATTTACTTCTTAATGATACTTGTAAATCTTCATATGCTCTATTTTGTTTTGAAATTTCCTCGTTAAGTCTGAAATGATATTCGAGCCCAATCTGGTGAGGAATCCAAGTCCGATCACTAACATGTTTAAAAATATTCATAAGGGCTTCTCTAGCTTGTTGTGGGTATCGATATACGTGCAACAGAACGTTTGTATCAAATACGAAGATACACTCTTTCCAAAGTTGATTAAACTCTTCATTAGTCGGTCGATAGAAACCAGAAAATCTACTTCTCATAATATCCACCTTTTTCAATTATCTTACTTGTATAATATACCAGTTGATAACAAAATTAAAGACGGCTCAGATAATTGCAGCCGCCTTTAGGATGAATGTCACTCTATCAATTGCTCTGTTCTTGTGAAAGTCATAGGTGCTCTTCGGCAAGCGTAACTCGAACTCATAGATATGCTTGTCCCGTTTTTGTTCGAAGAAGCATTTCTGGATGATCTCCCGTCCCTCTACCTGGAGTGCTCCAACTGCTCTTTCAATAGCCATACACTTTTGCTCATAGTTGCGGATCATCAACGGACGTTCTTCCCTGAGAATGATTGTGTTGCCAACAATATCACGTCGAGTACCACGCCCTTCAATATCCCCTCTCGTACCGTTCCCTTCGATATTTGCCATTTCTATTTCCGTGAAGTCATACTGCTCAGAGAAATACTTTTCAACAGTGAATATCTCCACGGCGGCTTTCATCGATGGGTAGGCTTTTAATAGCTCACGTGCTTTCTCTTTGTCTTCAGCATTAACGAACAAATCCAATTGTGCGCTCATCTTTCCAATTCCCCCTCGTGGCAGCCCGTGCTATAATGTTTTTGTCGAACATATATTCTGGCTCCCTATTGGGGGCTTTTCTTTTGGAAATCACTTGGATAAAATTAGAAAAAAACTAAAAGGTGATACGAATGAAAACGCTCTTCCTCTTGTTATCTTTAATTTTCACAAGTCTTTCTTCAGTCCAGCCCGACCAATCCACGAGTGTCTTTGTATCTGAGGGTGAGAGTATGGCCCCTACTTTGAACAGCAACGATCGATTTCTTGCTGATAAAACCTACTATGACTCCCATCCTATCCAACGTGGAGATATCGTTATTTTCCAAGCCGAGAAAGATCGACAATACGTTAAAAGGGTTATTGCGTTGCCGGGAGAAACGCTTGAATATAAAAGTGATATTCTCTACATCAATAACAAAGTGGTCGACGAACCATACTTGGCTTCAGCTAAAAATGTAGCCCAAAAAGAAAATCACTATCTGACTGAGGACTTCGGGCCTATAACTATCCCCGAAGATACAATATTTGTTTTAGGAGATAATCGTTTAAATAGTCTAGATAGCAGAGTGATCGGTCCAGTTCATGTCAGTAAAATATTAGGCAAGATGACAAACAAGTTACCCCCAAATTAATTATTCTTTATTTTCCACGCTCCTTAAACGGAGCGTGGATTTTTTTACTCCTGAAATATTATGTTAAATAATTCTTTAATGCGTTTAAATACATCTCCCGACATCTAGCAATGTTTTTCTGATTATCATCGTCATATACGCTTCTCAAACTTTCAGAAACGAATTGTTTACCATTTAACCAAGCGTTTTTTTCTGCTTTAACCATTAGGTCTAAGTAGTCATTAACGCTCTTTTCGGATTGATCGCAAATAGCTTTTTGTGCTACTGCCTGCAACTGCTCATTATTAGGTCTTAATGGATCGAAAGCATGTCCCAATTCATGACAAAAAACAAGCTCAGTTACCTCTTCCAATTCTAGATCTGGATATTCATTCATTTTATGATTTAGTACATTCATAGGATTGATAAATATTTTGTTACTAATAGGATCATACTTAGCGTTTTCTGATTGATTATCAATTACATCTACAACAATATTTACATTATGTGATAGCTTAATTAAATTTACTTTCTTTAAAACTCGTTCATGAATTACGAGTCTTGTTCCCACAATTAATCACTCTTTCTCTTATGTTAAATGAACCCCATTCGCTTTCAGAAATGCCCGTGTTACCGCATAAGGCGCTTCCTTCTCTGTAGCACTATCAACCACAAAGCCTGTATTAATCTTAGCTTCGCATGTATATCCATTTTCTTGCGGTATTAGATCAAGATACATAAACTGCTGTCGAGCTTCCTCAATCATTTCACCCATTCCGTTCCATGAGGTGGAGTAATGCGGCATTGTCTCTAAATATCCATCTTTATCAAAGTGGAATGGCCCGTACAATGCGCGGTTGTATCTTGGATCATTTTCTGGTGGAAGTAAAGCCTCAAAACCTCGGCCAGTATCTCCCCACTGCCACCCTAACTCCACAGCTACTTTCCCATCCAGTTTACGCCCTGCTTGCATCAGATTCACCGTCCCCAGCGTTATGACTTGCAATCATCCCTGTAATAGTTCCGTCCGTTCCTTCTGCTACCCATTCATCGCAGGAATCGTTTGGTCCGGTATCTCGCCAACCTGCTTCACTCATCTGACCGTTCTTCCAGCAGCCGCCTCCGATTAACCAATGCCCGCAACTCCAGCAGTTCTCGCCCTGGGCATTATCTTCTTCTGACCGAAATCCCCGGCGCGTTTCTTCGGTCACTTCAAGTCCTGCTTGCATCCCGTTCCCCTCCTCAGTCATCTTCTCCAAAAAATGTTTCCAATTTGGTGTTCATCACCATTTGAACCTTTCGTCTGTTTGTGAATTCCATCTTTTCGTAATTTACGTCAAACGAGTAACCACTATAGACAACTTGGTTTGCGACAGGCAGAATAGTTACCTTGTCCACGATGATCACCGCAACGCTGTCAGGGTCTTCAATCAAGAACCGTTGTTCTTTATTCAGGATTACCTCTACTTCAGTCATCGTCCCGTTCCCCTCCCCAATTCCAAAGTCCCTGCTGCCCTTTTGCTGGCACCGCATCAATTGGCTTGACGCTCAGAAGCTCCCAAGCATACCTACCACTCTCATAATTCCCGAAATGGTATTCCTGTGTGCCAATGTAGAATCGGTCTTTTGCAATCAGCGCATAGTTTCCAAAGTCCGCCATAACCTCGTGACACTCTCCAAGTTGGCAAATCGCTACAACTGCTCCTGTTGGCAGGTTGTCTTCCGTGTATCCGTGTTCAGCCAACACGCTACGAAAAGGCTCTTCCATGCAAATCTCCTTGTCCAATTTCTTTGCAGCGTGGATCGCTAACGGCCCACAATATTTTGTCGCCCAGCTGCGCGTTTCGAACTGCTTCTCCCCGAGGGCAATCAGCGACGCCCACGGCTGGTGAATAGTGATGGCTTTCAACGGTTATTCCTCCTTGGGGAAAACGTAGTGAAAAAAATGTTAATTATCCCATTCGATTTGATAATAATTTTATAAATTAAAAAGGAGGTAAAATTTTAATGTTACCAAAATGTTTTAATTGTAATAAACAAATTCCTTACATTATCGCTTCAGTCATCTTTGAACATCCTTGTTGTTCAGATTGCATACTGAAAGTAGATAGTGAGGATTTGGAAAAATTCACAGACAAACTAATGGGTATTAAAAACGATTGAGATTGAGGGTTTTTTACCCTCTTTCTCTTTTGTCTTAATCAAACGTAATGTTTTAATAAATTACAGAGCCGCCGATCTGAGACTGAGTTCTTTTTTCCACATTTCCATGGAGTGTTCACGCACCATCGTGTCAATCTGTTTGAGTACAGGAACTACTTCGTTTGACCAATCTCGGCCTTGTCCAAGCAAGGTATCAGCAAATTCAGATGTATCGAGTGTTTCAACTGAATTATCTTCGTGAATGGATACTTCGCCATTCTCAAATTTAGCTGTCGCGCGATACTGATATGGTCTTACGTTATACGTCATTCAGTTTCCCTCCTTATCACATCGATTGTTGTGTTAAAACGTGTACCGTGAACAAAGCTCGTCCCATTCTGCTCTGCACTCCTCGTCGCTCAATGCCGTGACTTCTTCAGCAGTATATCCGCTGCCCATCAGCATTTCTCTAATCTCATTCATGGGGGAGATCCCCTCCTGTTTTATAAATCGTGTGTTGTGATACCTTGTTCATATTCCCCTGAACTATCCCGTGTTGTATAATTTTGTAACACATTGATTTTTAAGGGGTATACTGCATGTTTCTGCCGATTATGAGTATTTTGATGAGTATCTGGTTGTTTAGAGAAGCAAAACTACGTAATGAAAACAAGTTCTTATGGGCAATTCTCGGGTTTTTATTCTCATTTTTAGCTATAGGATTTTTTCATTTAAAACATCGGAACCGAATTCAAGGCATTGTTGCCTTGATCTTTGGAGTGCTTATCTACTCGATTACTTTGAAAAATTACTTTTCTTAATTACCGTTGTGTTAAATACTAGATCGGATATAAGAATTTTGGAAATAACTTGAAACTAACGAGATGATGCAATACAATCTTGAAGATAACATTTAAGCTGAACCAATATCTTTTAAAAACTACCAATGAACAAAATGGTGAAATAATCCTGGAGGCTTTCCATGAATAAAATCCAACAAATAGCCTTAGTAATTGGTTTAATAATGTATCTTCTTACCCCGGTTTTTTCCTATATGAAAGATGCTTCATCTATGACCGCCTATGAAAGATTCAAACCCCAAAAATCTCAATCTAACGCTCAAGAGTTTCTCACCCACATTCTAGAGAATATCCATGAAGGAAATTTAGGCGGTGATATCGCTTTCCATATAACAAAAGAAGAACTGCAATCAAAATTCGGTATAAGAGAGGATGATTATGTTTCACCAAAATTGCATACCAGATATTTTGACCGAAACGGGTATAGATACATGTTTAATAAAATCAAAGGCGAGGAACGTCTAACTGTCATACAAACAAGATTTGAATCATTAACTAAAGAACAGATTTTTAAAATTTTCGGTGAAGAAACATACGGGAATCATAAATATAGATATGAGATTTGGTATAAAGTTGGGGATTTTATGGTAATGTTTTCGAATACTGACCCTGATAATCGGATTGACTACAATATCATCACGATTTCACCACGTACTTTCAAACAGTGATTGTACGTAATCAGCTTGAAGCATTTACTTCATGAGTAAATTTGTACACTGCATTACATCGTTCATACCTCTTTTCTTCACTAGCTAATTAGTAAAATCCTATGAACCTCAATCTAAGCTTTCCTTCACCCGATCCCTTGGATTGGGTTTTTATTTTCCCGTTCCATCTTATCTGTCTACACATTTTGTAAAACGATTCAGTTCGTTTTCTTTCCTCCTAATGTTTTGAATGGTAATATTTGGTCTATAAAGGAGGATTGATACGATGCATAAGAATTGGTTCTCCATTGGAGGTTTATTGATTGGCCTTAGTGGATCATTGATGTCACTAATTGTTTGCTATGACTATATTTTTGGTGAGTCCTTTAAAGGTCTCGACTTCTTGCTAATTTTGCTGATCATGCTTCCTGCCATTTGCGCTTTAGTTACGTCCTTTGTAGCCGCACCGATAATCTTGGTACCTTTTATTTGGTCGTTACCGTTCAGTACTTATCTGTGTATTGCATCAGATGTAAAATGGTTTGCTATTTCCTGCGTTACGTACCTTATTTCCGCATTTTTAAAATTTCAGGGAACCAAAAACCGTATCCATTTATCAAATTGAGCAAAGTATTAAATGCCTGGCAACGAGAAGATTGTCTGCTGCCCCACTTGATCAGCTGCCACTGGATTTATCCAAAGTACTTCTGTCCGCGCTTGCCCCGTTTCTATAATCTGCTGGCGTTCTTCCCGTTGCCAATCGCTCAGCAAATCGTCATAGAGTTCATTTGCATACCCAGATAGCAAAACTGGTCCGGGATGATCTTTCAATGTCTGCAACAGATCGGAATGATCTCTATCCGTCATTTCGCTCTCGTAAATCTCCCCGTTCCTAGTGCCCAAAATGTAAGGTGGATCAGCATAAATCAGGACATCTTCTCGTCGATACCTTCCAATGATCTGGAGTGCTGGCCTATTCTCAATTTGGATCTCCTTCAGGCGTTCAGCCACTACGCTAATTTTGTTCGGCAATTCATTCCACTGTTTTACTCGATAAGAATCATCTGCAGTACCACGGCATTTCCACCCAGATATTGATCCCGTCTTTACCCGGATCGCCTGCCAACACTTAACCAAGAAACGTCTAGCCCGATCGACGTCATCGTTTGGTAGGTCGTAAGCTGCCTTAAATTCTTCACGGGAGTAAGGTGTCCAGTGAACCACCTCAGCCAATTCATCTGGCCGTTCCCGAATCATTTTGAACAGATTAACCACATCTCCATCAATATCGTTTACTGTCTCGAGCCTTGCTGGACGTTTATTGAATAGCACTGCTCCAGATCCAAAGAACGGTTCAAGATAAATTGTGTGCTCCGGCATATGTTCTATTATCCAGTCAGCCAGGCTCCACTTGCTCCCCGGGTAATGTAGGATCCTCGGATATTTCAATTATGTTTCCTCCCTACCGCCTATCTCTCTAAGTAAGTTGTAAAAGACTTCCTTATCCTCCAATTAAAATTTATAATTATCGTTAACATTTCAATCAGTTTTGGAGGCATAAAATGAGACAGCAATTTATTGAGATTCTTAATTCATACAACAATCTTAGAACCACACCATATCAACCTACTGCGAGTGATGAAGCTAAATTATTGACAAATGTAGCTCCAACAACAATTAGAGCTGCACTCAACTTAGACAAAAGAAAATACAAAGTACAGGGTTCAGTTGGTGCTGGTAAATGGACTGACACTCCCTGGATAAGTGTTTTCGATAAGGAAATTACTGAAAGCGCACAACAAGGATTCTATATCGTTTACTTGTTTCGAAAAGATATGAGAGGGGTTTATCTGTCTCTAAATCAAGGTACCACTTATGTTGCTAGCAAATTCAAAGGTCTCAATCCTAAGAAAAAGATGAAACAAATTGCCGAAAATATCAGGCAGAGCCTAGATATTGATAGAACTATTTTCCCCAATGAAAGCATTGATTTGAAGGCAAGCACGACAAATGCAAAGAATTATACAGCTGCTCATATTTGTGGCAAGTATTATGATGCTTTAGCTCTTCCTGATGATGAGCAATTGAAAGTGGACCTGAAGAATCTGCTTAAAATCTATGAACAACTAAAAATACAAATGGCTGGTAGAGGTACGGAAGAAATGTTGGACTATTACCTTCAGAAAGAAGAGATTGAAGATACCCAATTTCAGTCCGATGTTCAAGTTGCTGAGCCTTCTAACACACCACTTGTTCCTCAACCGGTCCCCCCCCAAGTGGAAAGCAACGGAAAACAGCAATGGAAAAGGAACGCTAGCATTGCTAAAGAAGCATTACGCAATGAGGACTATCTATGTGAAGTTAACAATGGGCATTTGAGTTTCACTTCTGCCATTACCAATAAGAACTTTGTAGAAGCTCATCATTTAATTCCAATGAAGTTGCAAGCACTATTTTCGTGGAGTTTAGATGTGCCTGGTAATATCGTGTCACTGTGTCCAAACTGCCACAGAAAGATTCACCATGCATCTAAATCTGAAAGAAAGGAACTTATTGAAGTTTTGTACAGTAAGAAAATTAACAGGTTAAAGTCTTTTGGAATTGACATTCAGCTTAAGGATCTACTTAAAGCATACGCATGTTAATTTTGATACCAGTCAACTTCTGGTGGGGAATTAACTTTCTATTTCCCCACTCTCTTCTGCTATTTAACACTATTGAGTTCCCATCTTTTTTGTTCCAGTCTCCTCGTGGCATAATGATGACGAAGGAGTTGGTCACGTGGAAAAGTCGTTTTACTATTCAGTGTCTTGGTCCGAAGTGGGTTACTTGAAAGAAACATTACAATCTATGGAGATACCGTTTGCTATCGAGCAGCCGTCAGATAAGCTGAAGCTTACACCTGGAGACGTTGCTTTTGTTTTCCCTGATATGCATGTTAGGGTTTATCGCCATATTCATGAGCTATTTGGTAGCCATGGGCGAGCTTACCCCAGATAATTCATGCGGTGAAACGCCCAGTCTGTCGAAACATTCAGTGGTCTAGCTACCTGTTGTCCTTGACCGTCTCATGCGGTCTAGCATTCCCATTAGTTCCGGGTCATCACGTAATAAGCGCGGTGATTCCCGGGATTGGAACGCCCCTGCCCTTTCTTGCTCCATTTGCCACTGAACAGATGCTGGGAGATGGTCTACCCTTAGTTTGCTATCTCTGATGGGTACAACCTTATGCGATTGCTGTTGTTGGAACTCCAGGTTAGCTTTCTCCGCTTGTTCAGCAGTCCGCACCCCCTGAACGAACATCTTCTCAAGGGTTCCTTTTGCGTAATCCCACGCCTTACCTTTTTCGGCTGCATATCGCATTACCCAAGCTAACATGTCCATCTGTAACCCATCATCCAAATAGCTATGTAGTAACTGCATGATAGTTGGATTTGGGTCGAAGTTGAAATAATGCTTGTATTGATCAATTACGCTATTGAAAACCTGCAGGTCCCTTCCACCGACCACCACCACGCTTTTATGCTGTTCCTTGGAATCAGTAGTAGTGGTATCAGGAATCAGTTTAAGGGAATCAGGAATCAGAGAATCAGCACGGCTTTTAGTAGGCTCGTCACTACCTAGGCACGGAATTTCCGAGGAAAGCCCTAGGCTGTCCTGAGGCTGTGCCATACCTTGGTCGGTCACAGCCCTCGGCTTGTCCTTACCTATTTCGGGCTTTGGTATTTTGCTCGCTGCTTCTCTATGATGAGGATTTTGATGGTCCTTAAATTTTGGAATACTAATGAAACGCTCTCCATCCACTTCGTATCTGATGATAAAGCCAGCGTGATGTAATTCCTGCAAGCACTTGTCTACCTCGACATTCTCATATGGGAAAAGCTCACCCTTTATTCGTTTTGGTCTATCCTCTAAAAACCCCTCACGATCAGCTAAGCACCACAACCCGATGAACAATAATCTTGTGTGGGGACTGAGATCAGACAGGTCCTCGTTTTTAAAAAATCCTGGCTTGATGTTCCTTGCTCTAGCCACTTCCTTCAACTCCTCCCGGCTATGATGCTCCTCCCTGATAGAAAGGAAGGAGAGTCTTTTGTTGGTATTCAATAAACGCTAAGCGACCCGCTCGCGTGTTATGAGCCTTCCAGTGGCACGTACCTGACTGAGTAACTGGACCGCATGCCAGTGCAACGTTCCATGGTTCACCAGTTCCTCCTTGGCTTCGGAAGATGATGTGGTGCCCTTCTAATGTCCATACTTGCTTACTACTTTTCTTGCAAAGCACGCAGCAGCCCTTATCCCGTTCCCACACCTCAGCGAGAACTTTGGAAGTAATCTTCCCGCGATCCTTTTGTTTCTTAACTCTTCGCTTAAATGTAGGTTTAGGAACGGCTCGAACCTCATTGAACATGCTCATTTTTATTGCCTTCCTTTTGTGCAAGTACTCTGTACTGCTTTATCTTGATTGGAGTCCATTCCGGATAGTACCTCCTCATGAATGCCGCTGCGAATCGTTTTAGCGTCTCGGTATCTTCAAACACTCGATACATGTCGGGGAGTAGAAACCAACGCTCTATCATTACTCAGCTGCCTCTTCATCGGGTTCAGCTTGACCTTCTTCAACGATCTTATAATCCACATCGAAAATGTTGTCTGACTCAATTCCGTTATCTTTCCGAAGCTTCAGAACGGCTTCATCAGTCGAAAGCTTCTCCTGCACTTCGATGCTAATCGGCATGTATTTCGCCATTTCCTTGATGCAGGTTTTCTTGCACATACTCTCAAAGTGGTCTTTCCATGGACCTACCAACTTCCCGTCTTTCTTGGCAGCAGAATGCGTCATGGCATGCTTTTGGCATTGCTCGGCCGTCATGGTTACAAAATCAAAAGCTCCATCTTTTAGTCGATAAGCTGAATAGTAACGAACTGGCTTCCCTTGATCATTTGCTCCCCTAGATTTAATGGCCCCGATAGCTTGGGCCATCATAATGTCCATGAAATCATCCTTACTCGGAGTGAAGTTCTCTAGGTGGTGCAGCATATCGAAAGGAACATGGACTAGACGCTTGTCCTCACCTTTGATGTAAATGAACAAGTCGTTTTCGTAGACCGTCTCAGCGTAAATCTTAGATACATCACCAGTACGTCGAATCAAATCAATCTGTCCTTTATATCCAATCTGAAACTGGCATTCCATTTGCTTAGTACGGTTGTTTTTGAACGGAACTAAATAGGCGTGTCCAATTAAATTAGGCTCCAGTCCCAACGTCGCGCAGTTCATTACAGCTCCCACAATTGAAGCAGGTGTGCAATCAATAAGTGCTGGTGTCCTACTGATAGCTGTTAACGTGATTCGAGCTAAACGCTCAGGCGTCATGTGCTTTGGAACCAACGATTTAATAGCTTGAAAGTTGTCGGCAAGCTCTTTCTTGATCACTGCGTTAAAGTTTTCAGCCTTAGTCATCGTGCGCTGAGCTAACTGCCCGGCTAAGGCAGACTGATTTACCGTCTTGGCTTCAGACATTATTCATCGCCTCCAATTACCCGAAAAGTTCGGCCGCGCTTCCCGGTCTTCCAAGTAAAGCGAAGATCGCCTTGGAAATACGCTTTTTCACTTGTCTGCATGTAACCCTTAATTTGGTTCTTCGCTGCTTCCTCGCGCTGTTCTGCTTGGGCTTTATCTGCTCGTGCTCGGTGTAACTCTTGTATGATTCGATATGCTTCTTCGGGCAGCTCTATCGAAGAATCCGAAACAGATTCAGGAAATGCATCCTTGAAATACTCAGTATCTTGATGAGAAAAGACTGGCGGAACTTTTGCCATCACATGCTCTTCCCAGAATCCTTTTTCAATAGTGATTAGGTTCTTGATCAGCTCTTCATCCCGTTCGATCACGCGCCATTGAAAATCCCAGCCTCCAATCAGAACGGCGATAAACCATCTATCTGCCCCAGTAGCAGCCATGTAATGGTTGCATTGAAGAATGTATTCCGTTGGAGCCTGCGCACCAGACCAGTCATCCTTGCAATATTCCGATGTGTTCTTGCATTCCAAGCCTGCATTCTGTCCAGGCAACCAGCGATCAATATTAGCTAGCATGAAGGGATGCTCCAGATGTTGAAATATCGCATTTTGCCTCCATACTTTGTATCCGGTATCCTCTGCAAACCAATCAGCAATAACAGGTTCCAGCAGTCGTCCTGCCTTCATTTTTGGATTGTCTTCTACCGGAGGTAGCTCTCCCAGTTTCTCTAGATAAACTGCCATCGGTGATTTATAGCGACTTAACCCACAAATCGCAGCTGCATCGGAACCACCAATTCCAAGACGTCGATGTTCCAGCCAGTCTTGATGCTGCATGTTTAGTGTGTTCACTAAACGAATGGCTTTCATGCTTTGTCCCTCCCTCTTGTTTTTTAGAGGCGAACACGCTACGCTAGTAATATCGATTATTAGTAGCGTGCTTCACCTAAAGCCCCCGTTGCCGCGGGGGTCTTTTTCTTTGTCCTGGCTACGCGATGATGACCAAACGACCAGCATCAACTTCCTTATCCAAAGCTACATGTAGGTAGTCTTTGATGCTCTGCATCGCTTTCAACTTCCAAGCACCACCATCCGCTTCAAACAGCGCGCACTTCGGACCACTCTGCATGCGGAAGATAAATTCACTTGCTGGTTGTTCTACTTCTACAAAGGTACGATAAGGTGCCAGAACAACTGGATTAGGCACAACCACCTGTTCCATCGTTGCCACACCTGTTTTAGCGGTTACAGTCTGTGATACTCCGTCATCACCATAGGTCTTAACCGCATCTTCTTTTATGTTTCCGACTACTTTCAGCATGACTTCACGATCAAAGTTGGGTACGAAGCACGATTGGAGCTTGATGTTGAAACTTTCAGGATCAAGCCAACGTTCGAAAGAGAATTCCGGAAGCATGGCCTGCGCCTTGATCAACCTGTTCCTAGCGAAGTCTCGGTTGAAATTGCTGAAGCATTCCACTTCTGTAGGGGAATTTACATGGACCATCAAGCTATCTGGTCCATCAAACTCAGATTGGAGATACTCAACCAAACCAGACAAACTGTGTACAAGAATCGTTGCCGGTGTAGCCATTTTCACAGGATGTAAGGGCTGAGTTGCGAACTTCTGGTCCCCTATCGTTTCGATACGCGTATTGCCAAGACCAACTAAGTATTCAAATGCACTTTTAATCATGGATAAATCACCCTTTCGATTGGTTTCGGAAATCAACTACTTTGTTACCGCGATCGTCTGCAACATCGCCTTCATCCGTGATGTATGTTTGGCCAACTGCGCCAGATTTTAGTTCAGCAGCTTCAACCTTCCCTTGTCTGTCACGACCCATGATGATCTTCGTTTGCACCCCTTTCGCTGGGGCAAGTGATGACTTCGTATTGATGTCGACCATAGCTAGCTCACGGTCCTCATCGGCCTTGAGTGTCACCGTCATGGTGATGGTTCGTGCTTTCTTTGGATCTGTGTTTGGATCTGCGATGTTTTCCAATACGCGCTTCGCTTCGATGTTGAATTTTTCTGTTAGTGCCCCATTTGCAAAATCGTCCAATTTGAACATGTGTTTTTCCTCCCTTCTCGTTTTTCGCGAGGCTGCCGCGTCCCAACCTCTACGCGGCCGTTGCAGCTCCCTTGACTGCGCCACGCTCTTTCTCCCTCGCTATGTAACCTGTCTCATCAGTGCCGGTAGGTTATTCCCGGCAGACTGAGGCAATGTTGCCCCAGTTTCGACTATTTGAGTAAGCGCCTTGCCTGTTCTCTGATTCCATCTACGAAATCCTCAAAGTCCATTGTTGCTTTCCCATCAACTAATAGCTCTAGCTCCTCGATAACATCCCGTACTGTCCATTCAATTCCACTGTTATCAATATCAAATGCCAAAGTTTCTATCGAACGCTGCCTGCTCGGTTCCGTTTTCTCTACATATTCTTGAAAATCAAGCACTGGTGCGCTCATACTTAATCTCCTCCTCTAATGCTGCGATCTCGCGTACACGCCACTCTATTTCATGGGCTAAATCACGTTTATGAACATCTAGTTCCTCACGAAGACGTTTCATTTGAACGTATTGCACATCTACCGCTCGCCAATCATCATCAGCTTGTCGATATGCTTGTTCTGCGTTTTCAAGCTCACGCTGCAGTTCTGCTATTTGAGAAGCCACTGACTTTTTCAAAGGCTTGTCCTCCCTAACCAGGTATGGTACTCTTCGATTAGATGTGTTTTCTAAGCCGTCCGTTCGCCGCGGGCGGTTTTTTCATATTGTAGGTATGCAGCGACTTCTCTCGCTTTCAAAAGGACCGCTTTCCGCTTACCCTTCACCATTACATACGGTGCTTTAAGAAATCGCCTCTCCCGCTCTGCCTTTACCTCCCGTAAACGAGCAGCTAGCCATAGAGCCTGTGACGCCTTGTTTTGTACCACACCTCTACCGTTCTCAACCGCTCTTTCTAACGCTCCAGCAGCCTGTTCTAACTGTTCCTCATCCAAGTAACCGGGATTTCCACCATACATTTCGATAAGAGTATTTGCCGTGATGATAAGCCGTTTTGCTTGCCAGGCATTACCCGCTTGCTGAACCCTGACCTTCTCTTCCACTAATGCCCCGATCATAATCATGAGCTGGTCTTGATCAAACACCATGTACTGATTATTCATGTAGCCCTACCCCTTTCATCATTTTCATGAGTCCATTTTTCATCCACTTTGATTTGTGGATAGCCCATTGTTTAATCCATGACACCTTGTACTCCCTGCAAAGGATTGCTGCGAGGTTGGTACTTGCTGTGACGACATCCAATGTCTCTTGGATCAAGGTTTCGATTGCTTGCCTTTCCTGTGTTGTTAAGGATCGTGGCGGCGCACTGATAAGGCTTTCCTCTGCCTCTCGAATCACTTTCAATAGCTCGTTCATTTCGTGTTCCGTGCGATCCAGTACGGTGTGACGATTCACTTCGATTCGATCACCGCCTATGATTCCGGGACTTGTCCCAGCAGTTGACTCTTGAGCCGCCTCCATCGATAGGTATGGGTTATCGGTTAATAGCACCGATTTCGACTTAATATCTGGAGGCGTAATAGTCCTACCCGTTGTGTAGGAGGAGATCGCCTCTCTGCTGACGTTCGTTTCGAAGCTGAATGCCATTTGAGTCATCCCAGCCTCATGGAGTGACTGGCTCAATTGCCTGCCAAAGTCGCTCATGTGTTCGCACCATCCTTACCTTCGTTATTCGATTTTCGATGTACAATGAATCCAAGCTCACTTTCCAGACTCTCCCTCGGCATCCATATGAGCCGAGGGCTTTCTTTTTCTGATTAGCTCATACAGTCTTTCCTTGTAAGCCAGAAGTCTTGGGAGCCGACGTTGCCGTTTCTCTCGTGGCCATTTTGCTGATTGTTTGACTTTCTTGGTGTACCAGCCAATTCGTTTAACTAAATGATCGAGTTCATCCAAATTGATCACCTCACTTTCATCACACAACTGCATGCAGCGTCGAGTCTTGGCAGTGACCCCACCTTGACCTTGTTATCACCCTTACCTGGTGAAATGGTGGAATGTATTAAGGTGCGGCTCATATCTTCGCTCGCTCCCGCTCTTCGGCGCTCTATGCAGTTGTGTGAGTGTCGTCCAGTACTCCTTTAGGCTGTTTCCTCTTTCTTTACTGGTTGATCCGTCACAGTTGCTTCCTTTGGTTCTGCTGGCTTTGACTTAAGTAAAACCTCCAAAGCATGGACCATTCGTTTCATATCAGGTGCGAACTCACGATGGAATTCGATACCTTTAGGTGGTTTGATCATGATTAGTCTCCTTTCAAGCTGAAATCTCTTTGTCACACACGTGAGACACCTTGTCCAAAAAAAAGATATCTTCAAATGTACGATTTGGAAAAGCTGCTAGCACTTTGGCGATGAAATCCTTTCCTAGCGAAAAGCGTTTGTCAACAGCAGGAAGTTTCGCCCTCCATAGTTGGCTCCTTGATACTCCAATGAACTCGGAAAACTCTTGGTCATTCATCTTCATATCGTTCCGGAGATTATCAAGAACCCCCGGCTTTAGAATCACTGTCACTTCTTTACCCCCTTCCTTGTCTCACGCATGTTACAACTATAAATTACCATACGCGTAACATGTGTGCAACAACAAATTTCACGAATGATACAACTTTGTTTCATACATGATACATAGATTTGATATGATAAAGACGGTGATGTGACGATGAATCTAAAAGAATTCGGCGTGTTTTTTGCTCGTATTAGAGAAAAAAGTGGATACAGAAGCCAGCGGGAACTCGCGGATGTTTCAGGCGTGAGCCATTCGACAATTAATAGAATTGAAGCTGGTACCCATAAAACTAAACACGAGACCTTGAAAGTGCTTGCTACCTATCTAAAGGACGTTACATATGAGGAGCTTTTGGAGAAAGCCGGAATTTTAGAGGATACAGCTTCCCCTTCCTCCAAGAAAGACAAACCACTTTCCGAATATGAAAGCTTATTCTTCTACGAGTTAGAAAAGCTAAGCGAGGAAGATAAACAGAAGGCTTTAGAACATGTGAGGTACTTGAGATATCTTGCAGAGCAACAGAAATGA